TCAAAGCCATATATCCAATGATAGGAGGTAATTTATTTTCGCATAAGTTTAATTTAAAAGATCCTAGAGATTTAGATGCAGCACATAGATTAATATTTAATGGTGGTTGGATTCATTCTGCAAATGGCGCATTACCAAACGGCACTAATGGTTATGCAGATACAAATTGTAATCCTTTTTCGGTTGGATTAGGTATTTCAGATATTCATATAAGTTATTACTCAAAAAGTTTAATAATTCCATCGGATAATAAGGTTATTATGGGAACCGCAGCTATTGGAACACCAAATAATACTTCACTTTTAATTTCTGGAAGTTCAGGTACAATTACCTACATCGAAGTTAATGGTTATAATTTTAACGCACATCCTTTAACAACAACTTTAGGCTTAATAACTGGAAATAGAATTATTAATTCATCTTACTCTTACTTTGTAAACAACTCAAAAACCACTATTTCACAATCTACAAATTCAATTAACAATTCGACAATTCTCCTCGGCGCAAACAGAGGTACATTACCTGTGATTGCTCAGCAATTTTCAAATTTTCAATGTGCATTTTCAACAATTGGCTTTGGTTTAACAGACACCGAACAAAATAATTTTTATAATGCAATTCAAGCATTTCAAACATCTTTAGGCAGACAAGTATAAAAAAAATAAAAATTAAAGATTTGAAAAAATAAATGTTAATTTTTAATTTAGTATTGTTTTATTTAATTATCTTTGGTGAAACTTAAAACATTTATTATGAAAAAATTAATCGCATTATCGTTATTTTCTTTTATCTCTTACGCTCAAAATGACCATTACGGAATGGAGCAATATGTAAGTATAACAACAGACGTAAGAAACGCAACTTTAGGAAGTAACGCAACAAACAACAAACCCGAGTTAGATGTAACTTTTAGAGCGGGTGTAATTTCAAATGAAAATTTAACTATTGGAATACTTTACGAAAATTTCAATAGTTTAGATTTTAGAAAATACGCTTTTGAAATAGGGCAAAGAATAGGCAAAGGCAGGTTGCAATTTACGCCAACTATTGAAGCTGGCTGGATTGAAAGATTTAAGTTAAATCATTGGACGGTAGGAGCAAATTTACACACCGTTTATTATCTAAATGATAATTTTGGAATACTATTAACAACAAACGTAAGTTGGAGAACAGATTTGAATTATAATTATGGCGGTAACAATTGGAAGTTATCGAACGGTTTGGGAATAATATACACTTTTAATAAATAAAATGGAATGACTAACGAGCAATTATCAAGAGAATTGAAAATAGTTTACGAAAAATTAGATAGCGAGCAAAGCCACAGAAAAGAATTGAAAAAAGACATTGACGCAATTGTAAATAGTACAAATGATTTAGTGCATTTAATTGGTGGCTCTAATTTAAACGGAAATAAAGGAATGGTTTTTCTGCTAGATAAAATTGAGTTGAAAGTTGAAAGATTAGAAAAGGATTTTTCGAGCATACAGAAAAGCATTGATAATACACAATTTTGGGGAAAGTCTGCAATCGGTTTATTTTTTGCGGGCGTCCTATTATTAATTAAAGAAATATTTTTAAAATGATAAAATTTTTAACAAACATACTAAAAAGCGATACTCCAGAAAGCAGCAAAAGATTAGTAGGCGTTTTAGGCTCTATAAGTTTAATAGTCTCTATGTTAATTTATCAAACTGATACTTTGGTAAATGCGGTTTTAGTTTTATCTTTAGGTAGTTTAAGTATAACGGTAGTTGACAAAATTATAAACAAAAAACAAGAGGATGAAATTAGATAAAAAAGGATTAGATTTAATTGCAAGTTTTGAGGGCTTGAGGTTAAAGCCTTATCTATGCAGTGCTGGAGTGCCTACTATTGGTTTTGGAGCAACTTTTTACCCAGATGGCAAAAGGGTAACTTTAAAAGATAAAGAAATTACTAAAGATTATGCTTTTGAATTATTAAAGGATACGGTTAAGTTTTTTGAAGATATTGTAAATAAATATGTAAAAAGAGATTTAACGCAAAACCAATTTAATAGTTTAGTGTCTTTAGTTTATAATATTGGAGGTGGCAATTTCAAAGCATCTACTTTATTAAAATTAGTAATAAACAACCCAAACGATGCAAACATAGCTAAGCAGTTTTTACGATGGAATAAGGCACGTGTAAACAATGTTTTGACAGAAATTAAAGGATTGACAAACCGACGTATAAAAGAATCTGCAAACTACTTTACAAAATGAAAAATTTAATAATCATTTTATCGCTTTTACTATTTTCTTGCGGATCTCGAAAAGTAGAAGTCAAAAAAGCAAATAAAGAAACGTTTATAGAGGTTAAAGAAAGTAAAAAAGATAGTGCGGTTTTAGTTATAAATAAAAATGTAATTCAGACCGAAGAAAACGATATTGTAATTTACGAACCAATCGACAATGATAAAGAAATAGTGGTTGATGGTTTAACCTACAAAAACACCCGTTTAACAAAGAAAAAAGCAAAAGTTATATTAGTAGATACAAGTAAAATTAAGGAGGTTAAAATAGTCGTTTCTAACAAGCAAGAAATTAATAAAACTAAAGAGGTTCTGCAAGAAAAAAAAGTAGACAGAAAAGAAAGTTATTTTAAATATTTTTTACTTATATTTGTAATTATAATTTTAGCGTTTTTAGTAAAAAAATATTATAGTAGATTTTTTAGTTTTTAATAGTTTATTTTTTTATATTTGTTTTTTCATAATTTTTTTTGTTTTGGTTAGCAACTGAGAAACCCGTTATTAGTTTAACGGGTTTTTTTGCGTTTGTTAAATAAATGTTAAATAAGAATTAAAGTATTGTTTAATTAAAAAACCACCTTATATTTGCTAAAGAAATAACCACTAAAAATAAAATTATGAAAGCAATTAAAAACATCTGCGACCTTTTAAAAGAAAAAGTACAAAATGATTACAACGACGAATTTAGAGATTTAGAGTTTAGAGAATCGATTGTGAAATACGGTCAAGAACTTTGGATAGGCGAAAACCTAATTGAATTTAATTTTGTAGCTAGCAAAGAAAATTCAAAAATAGATAATTTTAGAGTAGATTTACATAGCCTATTTATAATTTCTATGCCTAACGAAAATTCAATAGACAGAACAAATATAAAAAATATAATCAATAAAAACCTAGCGTAATGATAACAGACAAACAAATTTTAAAATTTATCAATAAAGATAGTTTTAGAAATATTAAAGATGTTTCTCCAAAATTAAAAGAAATAATAATAGAAATTTTAACCAATAAAACCAAGTAAAATGGAAAATGTAATCGAATACCAAGCGCAAAGAATTTTAGCTTTAGAGCAAAGGATAAAGGAACTAGACCGCAAGCTTTCAGACGCAAAAGAAATATTATCAGAAATACTAACAGATTTGAAAAACAATTAATTATGAGAACAATTCACAACACACAAGTAGACGTTACTAATTTTACGGTAGAGAAAATTTACAAACTTTGCAAAGGCTTGCATATCTGGAAACATAATGCTGCACTTGAACGCAAAGAGGGCGAAAGTTGTTTCTTTACTAAATTTCGGTCAGATAATGACTATTATATTAGAATGACGAAGGACGAAAAAAAAGAAGTTGTAACTTTTGAAGAATTTAATTCTCTTAAAAATGAAATATAACATACCAGAAATACTAGCTATTTATCAAAAAAATGGTAACAAAACAAAAACCGCAAAAAAGTATTGCGAGTTAAATCGTTTAAAATTTTGCGATAGTTTAAGACGTGTAATAGCGCAGATAATAAATAAAAATATCGATTCAGATTTTGAAATTGAAACCAAAACCGAAACAATCCAATACAAGCAAAATGAAGTTAGTTTGCCTAGTGCCTGGAGCATAGAAAAAAATAGATTCTATACTATTGAGGAGTACTGCGATGTTTACGGACTTGAAAAATCAAAGGTTAAAAGTTCTAAACTTGTAAGTCATAACGCGTCACATATGGTTTATAATATAGCGTTCTTTACAGAAGAAGAAGAAGCTGTTATAAATATAAATGAAAATTTAGAATCTATAATAGGTAAATTTATAAAGCCAATATTTTTAGATATAAATCCAAATAAAATAAATAACTTAGATTATTTTGACAGGTTGGTTTATACTGATGTTCATATCGCAATGGACGTAAACGGCAAAGATGGCGACAGTTTATACAGCGGGGTTTGGGACAAAGTAGAAGTTTTAAGGCGGTTGAATTTAATGATTTTGCACGTTTTAGAGTTTCAAAAATCAAACATTTTAGTTATAGATGACTTGGGCGACTTCTTAGATGGTTTGAACGGTCAAACAACTCGTAAAGGTCACGACTTGCCACAAAATATGAATGACAAAGAAGCGTTTGAATTAGCGTTAGAATTTAAACTTACCTTGTTAGATACTTTGGCTTTGCACTACGACGAAATAATTTGCAATAACATTACTAATGACAACCACAGCGGATTGTTTAGCTATTTTGTAAGCAGTGCATTTGAAAAAATAATAAACGCAAGGTATTCGGGAAGGATAAAAGTAAATACTATTAAAAAGTTCATAGACCATTATACCATGTTTAACCACACTTTTGTAATTTCGCACGGTAAAGATATAGGAGAGCAAAAATTTGGATTTAAGCCTAAACTAGACGCAATACAAGCGGAAAAAATAGACCAATTTTGCAAACAGTATAAACTTTATAACGGCAATTTTATAGAGTTTAGCAAAGGAGATAGCCACCAAGCAATTTACGACGATACAACTAGTAATGATTTTAGTTATTACAACTACCCAGCGTTTTCTCCACCATCAAACTGGGTTAAAACAAACTTTAAAAATTCAAAATCTGGATTTAACTTTTACAACATTAACAAAACAAAAAATATAAAAATAGCAATACCTTATTGGTTTGCATAAAAATTAAAATAAATATTGTTTAATTAATTATAAATAGTTATCTTTGAGAAACTAAAAAACAAAAATTATGGAAAAAAGCATTTACAAAAAGTTGCTAACAATTCAAAAAAGCGTAAACGGATTAGCAAAAGACAAAGCAAGTAACAATTACAGATATGTTACAGGCGACAAACTTTTGGGATTCGTAAAGCCTTTAATGAATGAGTTAGGGTTAATACTTAAACAAGAGATTTTAAGCATCGACAACGAGCGTATGGATTATAAAACTGGCATAGGTACAAGTTACGAAAAGACTAAAAGCGAAATACTTTCTAAGGTAATGATGCGTTTCACTTGGATTGATTCAGAAAGCGGAGAAACCGACGTTAATTTATTTGGCGCTAACGGTCAAAATGATTGGGAGAAAGGTTTAGGTTCTGCATTGACTTATGCTGAAAGATATTTTTTATTAAAGTATTTTCATATAGCTACTGACGAAGATGACGTAGACAATGACAAGAGAAAGCCAGAAGAATCAAAAATAGTAGTTCCAACTAAACCGCAGCAATCAGTTAAAGCGGTTAAACAACCCGCAACGGAAGAAAATCTAAAGAACGCCAAACTAGGCAATTACACTATTGAAGATGTGAAAGTTAAATATTCAGTAACCGCAGAACAAGAAAAAAATTACTAATTATGAAAGATGAAAAAATTAAAGAAATATTTTTAAAATATATTTCTAGTATAGAATCTGAAAATTTTATGGTTTACACTTATCAGGAAGTTATAGAAATGTTGGAAAATTTAGAATCTGATTTATTAATTGAAAATATTTAATTATGGGAGCAAATAGCGAATTAATGATTAGAATGAGCGAAGAGGAGTTTTACAGAATACCACCAGATATTCGCCAAAGTTATCTTAGCAGTAAAATGGTAACACCAGAGTTAAACGATTGGAGCGAGTTGATGCAAGATGAACATTACAGCGTATTGTATTACGCTAGTAAAAAGGTTAAGCAAAATTTAGAGCAAAGAGCATACGATTTAAGAGAGAAAAAAAGAGAGAATTTAAGAAACAATTTAAAAAAGTAATTATGGAAATTTTAGGAAAGATTATCGTTTTAGGAAATACAGAAACAGTTGGAAGTGCGCAAACATTTAAAAAGCGTACATTAGTAGTAGAAACCGAAGAGCAATACCCGCAAAAGGTAGCTATTGACTTTGTACAAGATAAATGCGAAATGCTAGACAAATACACCGTAGGGCATAACGTAAAGGTCGGTATTAACATTAGAGGTAACGAATACAACGGTAAGTATTACGTTAGCTTACAAGGCTGGAAAATAGATTTTTTAGACCAAAGTAACACGGCTAATTTAAAGCCAGAGAAACAAACCGTAAATGCGCCTAAACAAGTTGTTGAAGATGAAATGCCTTTTTAAATTAAAAATAATGTTACAAAATCCTATAATTAATTTTATAGGATTTTTTTATATCTTTTAACATAATTTAACTTTTATAATGGAATATTAGTTTATCTTTGTTAAATCAAAACGACTGGTACTCGTTAAAAGACATATAAAAGCAATCCTTTTTTAGAAATCAGAAGTACCAGTTCTGAAAGTATAAGAGAGGATTTTTTATTTAATAGTTTATTGGAACTTAAAACCTTTATTATTATGGCGAATTTTGAATTAAAATTTTTTGATTCTTATTTTAAAGATTTTATTAAAGTTGAAAAACTTAAAAATGAAATTATTATAACTTTAAAAGAAGGTGTTTTTTTTAGAGATATAACATTAGATAAATCTACTGCGATTAAATTCGCAAAAACACTTCGAACAGAAATAAACAAGATTACAGAAAGTGAGGACAAAAATGTCTAAACTTAGAAGCGTATCCACCGCATTTTGGAGCGATCCTTTTATTGAGGATTTGTCAGCAAATGAAAAATTATTGTTTCTCTATTTTATAACTAACGATAAAACAAATATGTTAGGAATTTACGAGGTATCTATTAAGAAAATTTCTTTTGATACTGGTTTAAATTCAGAAATAATAAATAGTTCTTTAAAAAAATTTGAACTTCTTTGTAAAGTTAGATATGTTAATAATCATATAATTTTGGTTAATTACATAAAACATCAAAAATTTAACCCAAATATGAAAAAATCAGCAGTAGATGTTTACAACTCTCTACCTGACGATATTAAAATATTAGGAATCAATACTTTAGAAAAAACAGACGAAGGCTTTGAAACCCTTTGCAAAGGGTTCGGAATGGTTCGGAAAGATGAAGCTAAAGTTGAACCTAAAGATGAAGCTAAAGATAAAGATGAAATTGAAATTTTTGATGTTTTAGATTTAGAAATTTTTGAAACAGAAATCATTGAATATTCTTTTACGGACTTTTGGGAGGTTTATCCAAATAAAACAAATAAGAAACTAGCCGAGGTTAAATTTAACAAACTAACTAAAGAACAAAAAGATTTAGTAGAATATCATTTACCGTTGTTTATAGCTAACAAACCTTTTAAAGAATATAATTACCCACACGCGACCACTTACTTAAGCCAAGAGCGCTACAAAGACGAAATAACAACTAATTTTAAAACACAAGAAAATGACACACTTACAAAGATTGCCGAACAACTCCGAAATTCAGATAGTAGATTGTAAACTATCCGCATCAATGCTAATTGCATTTGATAGGTTAAACGTAGAAGTATTCGATTTTACTAAAATTATAGCAGAAGTTAAATCAAACTTTGGTTACGTTCAAGAAAATGAAATTTTAAAAGCAATGAAAAACGGGGCTTTAGGAAAGTACGGTAGAAGCTATAAACTTTCTACTCAAGAAGTATGTTTCTGGATTTACAGTTACCTTAAAGAAAAAGAATCTAAAAGACTAAAGTTATGAGTTGGATTATACAAAATTCTGTAAATCGCATTTTTAACGCGTTTAAGCGCAATAAAAATAATATCTATAAGGAAGATATAGAAGCACTAAAACTAATCAATGAAGCCCTGTTAGAACGCGAAAAAACGCTAGTCAATGATAATATACTCTTTGCAAAGTTACTTTCTGTACAATTACGGCAAAATATAATCTATTTTAAAGATATTGGACTGGCTATAAAAGCAGTTCAAAGAGATTTGAGAAATACAGTAGAATTTAATATAAACTTGTTAACTTTTGATTTGAACAACCACGAGTTAGAAAATTATTTTAAAAGCATTGGAATTGAAAAATACAACACTTTAGAGGAGTGGGAAAAAAATAAACAAATAATTAGCGATAACCAGCAAGAAATTAGTAAGAAAGTTTTAAAAAGTTGGAGCGTAGAAGATGTTGAAAAAAGTTTCTATAAGTCTGCGAATCAAATTATAAAAGATATAGAAAATTACAAGTAAATGTTAAATTTTAAAAATAAATTAAAAAAAGTATTGTTTATTTGATTTATTTTTTATATTTGTATAAGCAATAAATAATTACTTCTAACGGTTTGCGTCTTGGCGAAGTTGCTGAGTACGGAAAAATAAATTATCAATTTTAAACAAAATATTATGCGAAATAAAAATATGATTGAACCACAAAATCAGCAATCTTGCCAAAACGTTGTCAGCGGTTCGGCTATTTTACCAACCGAAATACGTATTGGAAATATTGTAAAATTAATTTACGGACAAAGAAAATATAGTACAGTTATTGGTGTAGATTCTGAATACTTATACATTGATGAAATTACGTTTGATTATACCGAACACTCTGAATTTGAATCGATACCAATTTCAGAAGAATTGCTTTTAAAATTAAATGCTGTAAAGTTAGATTTTAAAGATTTTCCAAGTTTTAATTTATTTGGAATGCAAATTAATTTCATTAATGGACTATGGATTGAATACGTTTCAAGAGTTGAAATCAAAGGGCTACACCACTTGCAAAATATATTCTTTTTTCGGAATAGTGAAGAATTGCAGATTAGTTCTTTAACTGACCACTAACGGTTTCTCGCTTTGTGTCTGTTGCGGCACTTTGCGAAACGATAAATTTTCGGCTACCTAAAACGTGAACGTAACAACAAAATTTAATTTAACCACAATTGCCGTAATAGCTCAAAACGAGTGTTAGTGGCATACCACGTAAAAAAGTAAAATTATGGCTTCAATATTATTAAGAAAGTTGACTAAAAAATCAACTTTAAAATTTGGAAAATACAAAGATTATACGGTTGAACATTTAATCGGAATGAAATTGCAAAAAAATCTAATTTCAATTTACTTTAAATTAAGCACAATTACTTTCGTGGATGAAATACTTGACGAATTAGGAATAACCGAACAATACAGAATTGAAAAACCATCTACAAATACCGAGCTTTATTATAAGTTTTTATTGGAAAAGTATGGAGAAAAAAAGACACCAAACAAAAAACTTCAAAAATTAATTAAAGAAACAAAACCGTTAAAAAAGGGGTTTTTGCAGTCTCTAAATCACGGTTGCCACTAACGGTTCTCGGCTTTGTCTAGTGCCTAACTTATGAAAAATAGATTTTAATTTTAAACAAAACGTAATTATGAACGAAAATATGAATATATCACAGGATTCGGCATTAGTCAAAACCGATGTTAGCGGTAGTTTTACTACTCAGGATATGATTGGATTTGCCGATTGGTGTAGAAACGGAATGACAAATTTAGAATACAATATTGATAGAATTAACGAACATTTAGAAGCGTGGGTTTTGCAACACAAAAAAGCGTATGTTAAGTTAAATATTGATTTAGAAGATTGGCACTACCAATGTGGAGATAAATGTTGTGATATTTACGGTACAGACATTTATTTAAATGGTAAAAAATTAGACGAGCAATATGCGGAAGATTCAAAAAACGCACTTAAAGCAGTTTTAGGTGAGCTTGGGTACGAGGTCGAAATAAATTACCGCTAACGTCTTGGTGCTTGTAGATGCCAGCCTACGCACCAACATAAATTCGGCTGGTATTTACAAACACTTGTTATAAGAAGTAGCGGGTAATTTAAACTAATAGTAATTATGAAAAAATATATTTTAAAGAATTTAGAACCATTATTAATTGGATTTGTAATAGCAATTTTGACTATTTACTTTTTCAATCTAGTTTCTGATACGATTATAAAAGTAGCATTAATTAAAAAATAAAAAAATGAGTTTACTATACAAACCAAAAGAAGAACAAATAATTGAAGCTTCAATAGAAATTTTAGAAGATAAAAGAATAATAATTGATTTCTATTCTGATTGTGGAAAATTTGGCGCACACGAAGCATTAACTGGCTATATTTTAACTCCAGAAAGATTATTGCAAATATTACAGGACGAGAGGAATAGTTATTCCGAAAACGAAATATAGCTATTTCTTATAACGTTTTGCGGCTTTATTTCAGTTGCGAAGTTCGTACCCGAGATTTTTCCGCCACAACAAAACGTAATGCGAAAAGTGAACGTGATTTTACTACAAAATTCGCAATTGAATAAAACCGCTGTTATAAGAAGTAGCGGATAATTTAAAATAAAATAATTATGGAAAGATTAATAAAAAGTTTACAAGATAAACACGATGCCTTTATAGGTAATAAAAAAGACCAAATAACAAGTGCAAAAGCCGAAGGATTCAAAAGTGGTTTATTATGGGCTATTGAGACCGCAAAATGTATTATAGAACAAGAAAATTTTGAAGAAGAATATAATAAACAACAATTAGAAATGATTGCTGATAAAAATCGTTATTTTGAAAACGAAATGTAGCTATTTCTTATAACTTGTATATATACGAACCTACATTTTTAAAACACTAATAACCAAACAATTAAAAATTAAACCAATTGCGCTAAAAAAATAAATTATGAACTTAAATTTTGAAGATTTAGAAAATGCATTACAAGAAGAACAAACTTTTGATTTTGATAAAACATTTAACAGTTGCTTTGTTGATTTATCAATAGAGATTCCTAAACCAGAAATATTAATTTCTATCGGAACGCACGAGTATAAAGGCAATTTTTATGATACAGCCGTATGTACCGCTGGCGAGTTTTCCGCAATAGTAGGGCAATCAAAAAGTAAAAAGAGTTTTTTAAAATCGGCTCTTTGCGCGTCGTATATTGGTGGAAACGCAAACAACCTATTCCCAAACATTAAAGGTCATAGAACAAAGGATTACGGCATTATCGACATAGACACGGAACAAGGTAACTATTATGCGCAAAGAACATTTAGGCGACCTATTGAAATGGTTGGCGGTAATTATCAAAATTACCATAGCTTTGCAACGCGGCATTTAAGTACTCCAGAAAGATTAAAGTTTACTGATGAACTTTTAATAAACCAAGCTAAATTTTGTAAAGAAAAAGTAAAACTATTGTTTATTGACGGCGTTGCTGATTTAGTAGAAAACACTAACGATCTAGTAATGAGTAAGGAAGTTGCAGATTATTTGTTAAGGTGGACTTCGCAATACAATATACACATTTGCACGGTAATTCACAAAGCAAGCGGCACAAACAAACCTTTAGGGCATTTAGGTACATTTGTATTAAAGAAAGCAGAAACTGTTATGGATTTAGAGAAAGACGATTTAGGCCAAATTAAAGTAACTAATCCTTATAGTAGAGGCTACCAATTTGAGGAGTTTTCATTTGACGTAAACAAAAATGCATTACCTTACTTAGTACAATAGTTATGAAAGCAAACGAAATAAATTATATTTATAAAAGAATTGAGTATTATAAAAAGTATTTGAGTTACAGATGCGACATTATAGCAAATGACCCAAATAGATGGCTTGGAAACGCAAGAAATCAATTACCATCGTTTGATTATTATTTAAAAAATTGCGTAGAAGACAAAGGCGGTAAGTACGATTTTACAGTAAAGCGGTATTCAACACCTACTCAAAACCTAAACCCAATTAGTTTTAATTCACAAAACAAATATCAAATGGATTCAAAAATACTTTATAGAAATATAACACACTCTATGTGGATGGGAACGCCTTTTAATTACAAAACCATTATTAAAACTAAATAAATTATGACACACACAATAGAAACAATCAAAAAACTTATTCTAAAGCAATATTTGCGAGGGCAAAACTGCGAGAAAACCAACGCTATTTACAGAAAACTTTTAAAATAAATATGAAAATACTAGTAATAAAGATAAACGGTAGTCTAAAGCCTTGTTATGATTCCGACTACGAAAATTTCGCTAAAATACCAATAGGGGAACAGATAGAAATTAGCTACACTAAGCGCAGAAACCTATCTTTTCATAAAAAATACTTTGCTTTGCTTAAACTATGTTTTGAGAATCAAAGCGATTATAGGCTGTTAGAAGATATGCGACGCGATTTAATAATAACATCAGGCAGATACGACGAAATAGTAAACAAAATTACTGGCGAGGTTTATAAATTAGCTAACTCAATAAGTTTTGTAAGTATGGACGAAAACGAGTTTAACCAACTTTACGAGGATACTAAAGGAATAATAAGCAAGTGGCTAGGAATAGATAACGAAACAATTGAAGAACAAATTTTACAATACTTTTAATTATGATAAACATTACGTTCGTAAGGTTATTTTTTGTATATTTGTTTTATGGATAAAAAAGAATATCAAAATAATTGGAAAAAAGAGCAAAGAATTGATAACTCTGAATATGCTCAAAGAGTAAGGCTTTCTAAAAACAGCGAAGAAACAAAAGAACGTCGCAAAGAGTTAAGAAAAAGACCAGAATCTTTAGAAAAAGAAATGTTATATCAAAGAGAATATCGAAAAAGACCAGAAGTAAAAGCTAAAAACAAGGCTAGACAAGCTGTTAATTCTGCATTAATAAACGGTATATTAAAACGATCAGAATGTTGCGATATTTGTAAGATAAAAGACATTACTTTAAAAGATGGTAGAACAGGATTAAGAGCCGACCATTATCTAGGTTACGAAAAAGAAAATTATTTAAATGTAAAATTCATTTGTGTAAAATGCGATGGGAAACAATTAAGAAAATACAACTAACAATGTTTTAAGGAAAAGTTTGAAAACATAAAATAAAGGGATTAACTATGAAACTAAAAAAATGTAAAGTTTGTAAAGAAAGTTTTGAGCCTAGACAATTTGCTCAAATTTGCTGCGGTTATAAGTGCGCTATAATACACGCTAAAGAACTTAAAAGGTTAAAAGATACTAGAGAGTGGAATGCAGAAAAAAAAGTCTTAAAAGATAAATTAAAAACTCTAGGTCAATACGAAGCCGAAGCAAAAAAATCATTCCAAAAGTGGATAAGGTTGAGAGATAAAGACAAGCCTTGCATTAGTTGCGGTAAACTTACAGATGAAATGGATGGCGGACACTTCAAGAAAGCAGAGATATACAGCGGTGTTATATTTAACGAAATGAATTGCCACAGCCAATGTAGAAAATGCAACAGATTTCAAAACGGCAACGAATTAAATTATAGACTTGGTTTGATAAATAGATATTCTTTAAGCTACGCTGATAAGATTGAACAATTAGCAAACGAAACACGTCAACACAAATACACTAAAGCCGATTTAATAGCTAAAAAAATGCAATACGATTTGAGATATAAAGAAGGTAATGACTATTGAAAATTTTAAATAGTTGCCAAAGTCTAAATATTATATTTATAGAGCGTATCAAATTAATTTTAATAAAAGTATTGTTTAATAGTAAAAGTGTTGTATCTTTGTAAAAACAAATATAAATTATGAAAACAGAAAAAAATCCAAAAGGAGCGGGCAGACCTAGTAAGACTTACAAGCAAAAAAACCTACAAAAGAAAGTGCCTTTAGAAATGTTTAGAGAATGTATAGAGGCTTTGAATGTTATCTGCAAGGATTACGAAAAAAAACATTTATAATGTTACGCAACAAAAAACAAATAGCAGACTTCTTAAATATAGGTTATGAAACCGTAAGGTCAAGAGTTAAATATCTAAACTTAGAACACGTAGAAAAGCAGTTTAAGCTAGGACGAATGTACAACGATAATCAAGTAAACGAAATAAGGCTTTATAAAAATAATCCTTTTGTTACAAGTCATCATATTGTTTATGTAACAAGGCAAACAACAATACTACAAAGCAAACTAAACTTTTTAACTCTCGATCAATTATGATAAAAGCTATATTAAAATTTAGAAACGATTATGCAAAATGGATTGAAAAATTAAACTTAAAAATAAAATTATGAAAACACCAACTTTAGAAGAAGTCAAAGAACATTTTAAGAATGCTAAAGAAGTTAAATGTTTATCTAGCAATAGAATTTACGACTTGACTAAGATTAAAATCATTAGAGATATACACGAATGGCCAGGCGGGTATTGGATAGATGCGGAAGTTTCAGTAAATAATATAAAAATTGCAGATGAATGTACTTTTGCAGAAATACTTAGTTACAAAGAACCAAAAAAGAAAACGGTAAAAGAACTATTAAAAGGTAGCGATTTTGAGAATTTAAGATGGAGCTTTTGTTCAGAAAGTTATTCTGAATCGAAATCTGGATTTATTACAGACAATAGAAAAATAAAACTAACCCAACAACAAGCAGAAGATATTATCGGTTACAAGTTTGAAATAATAAAGTAAAAATCATATTTCTAACATATTAACATTTTTAAATTATATTTGTATAACTTAATTTTATTAATATGTTAGAAATTCTTTGTTTAAAACACGATTTGTGGGTGAAGATGGCTAGAGGTATTTGCAAAGACCAATTTTTAGCTGATGACATAGTAAGCGAAATGTATCTTAAGTTAAAAGACTACGACAAAGAACTAAACGATTTTTATATTTATTTCACATTAAAGTCTGTTTGGTTGGATTGGTTAAAGTCTGAGAACAAACGTATGCACTGCGAACTAAGCGCAAACCTAGCGACCGAAGAAGAAGAACAAGATACTATTTATAAAGTTCCTGATTGCTTAACTTGGAAAGAGCGAAAGATATTAATACTTAGATACGATAACTCACTAAGGGAAATAGAAAGGCGCTATAAGATAAATTTTATGACCGTTAGCAGGATAGAGAAGAAGGCAAAGATAAAAGCAAATAAAAAATTATGATAGCACTAATTATAGTATACATTATAAGTATATTTTTTAACAGATGGTTAAATAAAATAATTTATAAAATAGATTATGACGAAGATGACATAGTTCCTAGTATTTGGTTTATTCCTTTTTTCGGAACTATATGGTTAATAATTGTTTTGCTATCGGAGTATAAATCAAAAAACAATTGGTTTACTGGTAAAAATTGGTAATTAATGAAACTAAGAATACATAAAAGCGTGTTTAGGCAATACTTTCTTCCAATAAGTTACAATATTAAATATTCATCGTTATTAATGTGTAGTTTTTGCATGAATTAGAAATGCGGTAATGTTCAAAGGTAGGCGACTTGGTCTCCAACACTGAGTGGGTAGGTTCGATTCATACACCGTATGCAACTATAAATTAATTGAATAATCAAAATATATCAAAATGGGTAAGGCTGGAGGAGCAAGAGAAAACGCAGGTCGCAAGAGTAAAGCAGAAGAACAAAGTTTAATTGAAAAATTAACACCACTTGAGCCTTTAGCATTTGCTGCACTACAATCAGCGTTAGAAGATGGCAAAGATTGGGCGGTTAAATTATTCTTTCAGTATAACTTTGGTATGCCTAAGCAAGTAATCGACCAACACAACACGCACGAGGTTAATGATTTTAGTATAAAAGATTTATATGATAGCCAAACAAAAACCGATTTGGAATAGTTTAAGTAATGATACTAGATACTTTGTTGTTACTGGTGGGCGTGGTTCTGGCAAGTCATTTGAAGTAGGTAGGTTTACAAGTCTACTATCTTTTGAGTCAGGGCATAAAATACTATACACTAGACAAACAATGACTTCTGCGCACTTGTCAGTTATACCAGAGTTTCAAGAGAAAATAGACTTACTTGAAATGAATTATGTTTTTGACGTAAATAAAACAGAAATAAAGAATAAGCAAACAAACAGCGAGATAATCTTTAGAGGTATTAAAACAAGTTCGGGGGACCAGACGGCTAACTTAAAATCGATTACGGGCGTTACCACTTGGGTGTTAGATGAAGCAGAAGAGTTGACAGATGAAAGTACTTTTGATAAGATAAATTTATCTATCAGAATTAAAAATAAACAGAATAGAATTATACTTATACTTAATCCAGCAACAAAAGAGCATTGGATTTATAGAAAGTTTTTTGAAGAGGCTGGAGTAACGGAAGGATTTAACGGCGTTAAAGGTAACACGACCTACATACATACAACGTACCTAAACAACTTAGATAATCTTAATACAGATTTTATTAACGAAATAGAATTAATCAAAGAAAACAACCCTAAGAAGTACGAACATCAAATACTAGGTGGCTGGTTAGACAAAGCGGAAGGTGTTGTATTTACAAATTGGAAGTTTGGAGAGTTTGATACTACTCTACCTTATTCCTTTGGTGCGGATTTTGGATTTAGTATTGACCCTAGCACATTAGTTAAAGTAGCAATAGATCGTAAGTTAAAAATAATATACGTTAAAGAATTGTTATACAAGCCAAAGTTAACAACAAGCGAGTTGGCAATGATCTACAAACAAAATGTATCGGGCAAAGAATTAATAATTGCGGATAGTGCAGAGCCTAGATTAATAGAAGAAATACAACGATACGGATTTAACATACAGGCAACCGAAAAAGGTGCTGGAAGTATTAAGGCTGGTATTGAGCTAATGCGTGACTATCAGTTAGTAATAGATAAAGAAAGCGTTAATGTAGCTAAGGAGTTAAACAACTACGTATACAGCGATAAAGCAAGTAGTTTGTTTGTGGATAATTGGAATCACGCAATCGACGCAATAAGATACAATGTGTTCTTTCATTTAAGTAACCCACATAGAGGAAAATTTGATATAAGATAATTATGAAAATAAACATACCAGAAAATATTAGCGAGGTTACATTAGGGCAGTTTCAAAAGTATATGGAATTACTAGAGCGCGACTTGGATATAATGAATTTTAACAAACGTAAAGTATCAATCTTTACAAACATACCTCACAAAGATTTAGGCAGCTTAAAAGCTATTGACTTTGAGCGTATAAGTAAGCAAGTAGATATTGCGTTAAATACAGATGCAAAATTTCAAGCTACCTTTAAATTAGATGGTTTAGAATTTGGATTTATAAATGACTTTGAGGAAATAAGTTTAGGAGAGTTTGCAGACCTAGAGAAATACCAAACAAGCCAAAATGATTTACATAATCTAATGGCTATACTATTCCGACCGATAAGAAATAAAGCACACGGTAGGTATGAAATAGAAAGTTACAAAGGTACTGCGGAATATGCAGAACGAATGAAATCGATGCCTTTAAATATTGCTAATGGCGCGCTGGTTTTTTTTTTGAATTTAGCCAACGAGTTAGAGGATTATACCCTGAAATATTTGAACGTGGAATAAGCGAGGGAGATGAAATGGCAAATTACTTTAAAGATTGGGGATGGTATCCTACTATTAAGAAGTTAGCTAAAGACGATATCTTTGCGATTGATAAAGTAACTCAACTAAGTTTGCATAAATGTTTGTTATTTTTGAGTTGCGAGGTGGTGGAAAATAAAGCAATCATAAGTGCTCAGAATAAATCTAACGGTAAGCAAATAACCGAATTGTAAAATAAACTATTGTTTAATACACCGCCTTTGCCTCTTAACAATGCACACTTAGGCGGTTTTTTCTAAAATAAATTAAAAGTTTTTTAAATAAAGTATTGTTTATTCAAATGTTGGTTGTATCTTTACACCATAGAAACAAACAAATAGAAATTATGACAACTCAAATGCAAAAATTCAACAAAGTTAACCCAATAATTACAGAAGTAAAAAAAGATAGAATGACTTTAGAAATCAGACAAAGAGGTTATTTTATAATATTAGATAGTGGTAAAATAACTAAAAAAGGAATTAGACTAAGTCAAGAATTAAAAACATACTTCGGAGTTTAATTCCGAAGTATAAATTTATAAAATGAAATATCCAATTTATTTTCAAAATTCACAAGGTGTAAAAGTAGCAACTATTTCAAAATATTTGTCTGCCGATAAAACTCCAAGATATAATGTAAATCCTAATTCTACTACAAACACTTATTCAATATCCACTTGTATGGAAAGATGGAAACCAGTGTATAAATTTGTAGTTGGAGATATTGTTTTTTGGAAAGATTACAAATTAGAAGTTATAAAAGTAGTCGTAAAAGATGAATTAATAAGATGCGTAGGAGTTAATGACGGAAGCAAAACAATATGTTGGAAACATTGGTTGAATTTTTCAGACGTAACAATTATTTAATTTATTTACCATGCAAAGACAAAACGTAATAATACTAATACAACCCTATTCATTCGAGTAGGGTTTTTTCTTTTGTTACATATTAGCAATCTTATCGTTTTATAAATATGAACGGATACAGCGAAATTTTACGATACATTAAGACTCTAGCCGAGCAGGATTATTTTATTAACACAATAACACAAGGCGATTTTGAAGACGTTGATATTAGTAAGAAAAATATATTTCCTCTTTTACATATTAGCATTGGTAACTGTTCTTTTCCTAGCGATAGTGTCATAAGGTTTGACTGCCAAATTGGTGCGATGGATATAAGAGATATTAACAAAGAGATAACAACAGATAAATTTTACGATAACGATAACGAAATAGATAATCTAAACGAAACTTTATCGGTTATAAACCGATTATGGTTGTTGATGCTTAAAGATTTCGAGGAGAATGATATAACCGCAAGCGAAAATCCTACTCTCGAACAGATGAGCGAGAGTAAAAAGAACTTATTAGATGGTTGGGTTATGACATTTACAATTGACGTGCCAAACGTTTTGGTTTCATTATGTTAGTTAAAAAAGCCTTAGATAATTTTGGCACTCAAATAATAAACAGAGCCAAAGCAAACATAGCAAGAAAAAGCGACACGGGAGATTTAGGAAATAGTTTAAAGTACAATATTAAAGTATCAAAGAATAGTATTGAATTTACATTAGAGGCATTAGATTACGCTTCTTTTGTAGACCAAGGAGTAAAAGGATTCAAGAGCGATGCTTTAGCGCCTTACAGTCCATTCAAATACGGAAAATCTTTTGGAAGTGGTAATGGTGGTTTAACTAAAGCATTAATAGGTTGGGTTGGCAGAAAAAGATTTCAATTTAAAAATGAAAAAAGCGGCAAGTTTTTAAGCTACAAACAAACAGCTTTATTAATTGCAAGGTCAATTTACAACAAAGGTAAAAAGCCTACTAGATTTTTAACAGATGCTTTTAACAAAGAAATGAGAAGACTACCTAAAGAATTAATAGAGGCGTACGGTTTAGATATGAGAGATTTATTAAAAACAAGTTTAAAAAATAATAAATGATTAAAACATTATCGCCATATTATATTGATATTCCGTTAACCAGTCCTAGCAATTCGCTTGTTTGCACTTCTTACACGGTGCAGATATTCATTTGGCAAGGTAACATAACGGCAGTACCTAGTCAGTCCTCGTATCAAAAAACAAGGTTTAACCCAACGGGATCAAACGCAATAGACCGAGTTGAGATTGGAAGAATAGTAAATGACTTTATAGATTTTGATATTACCATACCAACTTTTGCGGGTTTATACGATAGCGACAACCAAGCGTGGGTTCGATTCCATGTTATCTACGATGTAGATCCAACTGTAATACAATTGCAGCAAACAAATTTAGCGATAAAGGGTTACGGTTATTTTCAAGAGGGAGCAAATCCAACTATACCAACTAACAAAATATTAGTAACACAAGACGAATACAAGGTGGACCGTAATGGGTTATTTATATTACCTATCAAAGTGGAGCAATCTATTACACCAGATTACAATGCAGACGACTACACAATCGATTATTTTATAGTTTAACATTATGGCAACACAAGCAGAAGTACAAGCAATTATAGATTTAAATTTAGCTAGTCAAAGCGATATAACAGCAACCGAACATAGAGTAGTTGAAACGGCTATATTGAATTTTATAGCACAAGAGGTTGCTAGTTTGCAAACACAAATTAACGCAATACAAGCAGCCCCAGCAGCAAGTCCTTTCTTAAGAATAGCAAACTATTATATTGGTGATGTTGGAGGCTCTGACGTTCTTAAAACGGTTACATTTCCAAATGTGGGAACTGACCAATATGAAGTGTTAGGTTCGTTAGTTCACGTTTCGGGAGTTTTTGGCGCAAACAATGATGTAATTTTTAGCATTAGGGAAAAAACAAGCACTTCTTTTAAGCTAGCTTTACGAGAAGTAGACTCAGAAGTACAAAATATATCATTCGACTATGCACTTTTACCCTTTTAATTATGATCGCAGTACGCAGTTATCCACTTGGAGAGATAAATTACACTATTCAAACGCCTAGTTCAACGTTTAGCGGTGAGTTGATTAAGTATTTATGGGTAGATTTAAGCCAAACCACCACCGATGAGTACGTAGAAATCACTTACAACGGAATAGTTAAGACTTTGTTAATAACAGATGAGTGTAGATACACGCCAATTGATATAGTTTTTCAAAATAAAGAGGGTGCAAGTCAGATATTCACTATGTTTAAAGTCCGTAAAGATACCATTTCGGTAACTGCCGATAGTTTCGAGGGTGGCGCGCCTTTAGGTAAGCATCAATTCAACACGTTTAACGTACAATCTAGGAGCAAATTTACAATTAATAGCGGCTTTGTAACCGAAGATAAAAATGAAGCAGTTAAGCAATTATTACTTAGTGAAAAAGTTTGGGTGTTAGAGGGTGGACAAGCTATACCAATTAGCGTATCTAGCAAGAGCCAAGAATTTAAGACTAGACAAAATGACAGATTGATAAATTATAGTTTGGAATTTGAGTACGCGTTTAACGATATTAACAATGTATAATGGTTACAGAAATATTTATAGGAAATACAAAGGTTGATTTATCAAAAGATGAAAATATTGATTTTAATAGTTCGGTTGCAAACACCGATGATATAACTAAAATCAATACTGACTTTACTAAAAGTTTTACGGTACCAGCAAGCGACCGAAATAACTTTTTATTCAAACATTATTACGATGCTGACATAGACAATACTTTTGACGCACGAACTAAGGTTAAGGGCGAAATTAAAATATCAGGTTTCCCTTTTAGAATTGGCAAATTTAGACTAGAGAAAGTTAGCGTTAAAGATGGCAAACCAGCAAATTATACAATTAATTTTTTTGGTGATTTAGTTAATATAAAAGACTTAATAGGCGAAGATGAACTAACCTCTTTAGACTTGCAAGCGTTGGATCATTCTCCGAGTGTTCAAAGTATTCAGATAGGATTGGAGCAAGGCTTGTTTAACAGAGATATAGTTTATAATTTAATAAATACTAGAAAGCAATTCTTTTATAATTCAACACCAAATTACAGTAACCCTTTACAATTGCTAACAACAAACGTAGGTACTACTAAACCATTTGGCGAGGGCGTAGATGACTTGGATTTGTTTCCATCTGTTAGAATATCAAAAATACTAGAAGCGATTAGCACTAAGTATGGTTTGACTTTTAGTAATGAATTTACAAATAGAACAGAGTTTAAAGAGGCTTATATGTGGGCTTGTAACAACACCGTAAACAAAATACTAAGAACTTCGTTTATAAACTTCACAACAGGTGGCGGTACGTTTATGAATTTAGCAACAGACAGCCTAAACTTTACAACTTTTGTAAATAGCGTAAACGATAAAAAAAGATTTTACTTTAAAATAACAATATTAAACCCAATAATAAACAATGATAATGATACTTTACCTATCGATTTTGCTATATTTAACAATGGAGTACAAGTTGCTTTAATACAGGACCAAACACCAACTTTTGAGAGAGAGTTTACAATTAATACAAACGATGTAGTAAACAATAAATATCAGTTTCAAATTAACATACCAATTGATTCTGCAACCGTTGTATGTAGATCAGAAAGTTGGAACGGCTCTAGTTGGATTCCAACACCAGAAGAAACAAGCGGAGGCATTTCACAAGGTAGCGAGGCACTTGTAAACGTATCAGCAAATTTACCTAAATTAAAGATAATAGAATTTTTAAGCGGTTTGTTTAAGATTTTCAAGTTGGTAGCTATTCCACAAAGAAATGGTACTATCTATTTAAACACGGCTAATGATTATTATTTGAGTGGCAAAGTAGTTGACTTAACAAAACATTTTGATATAAAAAATTACGATGCAGAAAGAGGAACGTTAGCAAGGCAAATAGATTTTAAATTTCAACCGCCTACAACTATCCTAAACCAACAATTTAAGCAAAATAATATAGTTGCATACGGCGATAGTTTATTGACTTTGAAGGATAATGAATTGAAGCCTTTAGATGGCGATGTGATAAGCGTTGAACTACCTTTTGAAACTTTATTGTTTGAGAGATTAAAAGATGTAGCTACAAATAATTTAGTTAATATACAGTACGGTTTGAGTAGAGATTTATCTGGAAACCAAGTAGTTCCTAAACCTATTTTATTTTATAATAACGTGGTTCAATTAGGTACGACAAAAGTTAAAATGTTTAGATTGCAAACGCCTTTAAACACAACTTTAAACACGCCTAGTAATACTCTAGGATTAGATAACGTTAGTAATAGTTTAATTTGGAGCAATGAATTTAGCACTTGGAATGGTGCGTTAATAAATAATACTTTATATTCTAATTATTGGCAGAAGTACGTTGTTAATTTATTTAACATAAAAAAAAGAAACTTTAAATTCAAGGCTAAACTACCAAAATATCTATTGACAAATATAGAGTTGAACGATATAGTAGAATTGAATAAAAAATATTATAGAATAAATGATTATAACGTAAACCTTTTAACGGGTGACGCAACATTTAATTTAATAAATAATTTTGAAACTAATTTTGGTTTGTTTTCGCCAACAAGTAAAGAAATTTATGTAAACTATTTAGCGCAAACAACTAGCGTTTATGTTAGTAATGCTAGCGTAATGAATATATCAATTCAAAATTTAGGCTTTGGAACTGAATTTATAACAGCAGTTAAAAACGGTAATTTTATAGAAATTACATTTACAGAAAATACTTTAACATTAAATCGCGATGCATTTATAAACGTAAATAATGGAGCGGGAAAATCGTTTCAATTATACGTAAATCAAGACAATAAAATAGTAACAGCAGATAGTACGGAAGTAACGGCAGATAACAATATATTAACAATAGACGCGCAATAATTATGGCACAGCAATTAATAGGAATAGGAGTAACACCAAACGACGGAACGGGCGACGCTTTAAGAGTAGCTTTCGATAAGACAAATGAAAATTTCGCAGATTTATACAGCGACCAAGGGTTTGCTGTTTATACAGACACGCAATACACCGAAGCGTCGCCTTTTGTAATTAACGAAGGGATAACATCTATTATACCAAATAACGCGGGTACGGTATTAAATACCTATCTACCTATTGGGCTTGTTAATCTTTATAATTCAGTCACTAGCAAAATAACACCGCAAAACATAGGAGATTATTACATAACTACTATAAGATTTAACGCGAAAAATAATAACGTAAGCGGGGTGTTTGATTTTTTTATGGATTTAGGTTCGGTTGCTTTGGCACAAGAATTTAAAGAAACTAAAGTATTTGCAAAAGGCGCAAATTCCGAACAATCTTTTTCAATTGTAGCACCAATGTATTCATTAAATACTTTTGTGCAAAATGGAGGTTTACCAAAAATATTGAGTTTAACGGGGGACACAAGTATTTATAATATAAGTTACCAAATAGTAAGAGTATACAAAGCATTATGATACTAGAAATTATAAAATTGTGCAATATGTTACCATACTATAACGGTGGCGAATGTATTGAAATAGCAAAGGGAAAATTTGCAACTATAAAAAGTTGGAAAAAAGCAAAAGAACAAATTAAACGTAGTTATAAAGAAATATACAAATGATTACAGAAGTAATAAAAGTTGTAGCAGATACAAGCGACGCAAACCGTAAGATTGACAAGCTAGATAATTCTTTAAACACCTTGAAAAAAAGCACGTCAGGAGTTGCAAAAGGAATGAAGGAAAGTTCAGTATCGGTTTTGGAAAACGGCGGCGCAATGGGTTTACTAAATGCAGTTACGGGTGGTTACGCTCAAGTAGGTAAAGATTCAGTAGAGGCACTTGGATTGTTTTCTAAAGAATCTAAACTTGCAACCGCTTTACAATCTGCCTATAGTTTTGTTGTTGGCACATCTACGGGAGCAATGAAACTTTTTAAACTTGCTCTAGCTGGTACTGGAATTGGTTTAATTATTTTGGCGTTAGTTTCTTTAGTTTTGAACTTTGGAAAAATAACTGATGCTGTTACAAAGTTTTTGCCCGGGCTTAAATTAGTTGGCGATTTCTTTAGAACGGTATCTAATGCGGTTACTGATTTTATAGGTATAACTTCGGAAGCAGAAAGGGAGTTAGATAAATTTAACGAGCGTGCAAAAAAATCTTTAAAATTAAACAAAGATTATATGCAAACTAGAGGTGACCTATTAGATGAGTTTACAAAGAAAAAAATAGAAGCTAAAAACAGATACAACGAAGCGGTTTTAGAGCAAGACATTACAGACGAAAAAAGAAATGAATTAGCTAAAAGATTAAACAGAGATTTAATTGCTATAGACAAACAGAGAAACGATAAAAAAGTAAAAGATAACAAAGAAGCGCAAGATAAAATAGACGCTGACAATAAGTCTATAAACGATAAAAGAAAGGCATTACAAGAGAAAGCAGATGCAATAGCAAAAGCAAAAAGAAAAGCAATTGAGGACGCAAGAAAAGCCGCTTTAGATAAAGCAAATAAAATTGAGGACGATGCGAGAGAAGATAACTTGCAAAAAACAAGAACCGCGTTACAAAATTTAACGGCAAAGTTTGAGCAAGAAAGAAAAATATTAGTAGATAATAATGTTTCAACAGTAGAACTAGAAGCGCAATTTGCTAGAAATAAAAAAGAAATTAAAGATAAGGAAATTGCGGATAAAAAAATAATTGACGATAAGGCTGCAGCAGATAAAAAAGCAATAGATGACAAGGCGGCTGCGGACGAAATAATTAGAGCGACAGCGGTTAAAGATGCTAAAATAGGTTTGGCAAACAACACTTTAAATCTAATCGGAGAACTTGCTGGAAGAGGTTCTAAAATAGGAAAAGCAACAGCAGTGGCACAAGCAACTATTGCGGGTTACGAGGGTGTGCAAAATGCTTATACAACAGCACAAAAATCTCCTATCACTACTTTATTTCCCGCTTATCCATTAATTCAAGCTGGTCTTGCTGGGGCGTTTTCTGCAATACAAATTAAAAAAATATTAAGTACCAAGGCTGGCGGCTCAACTCCACCAAGTTCAAATACTGGCGGCGGCGGCGGTCAACAAGCACCATCTGCACCGTCTTTTAATTTAGTTCAAGGAACGGGAGCAAATCAAATAGCGTCTAGTTTAGGAGGTCAAAACCAACCAATACAAGCGTTTGTGGTTAGTTCAAATGTTACCACCGCTCAAGCGTTAGAGCGTAATATAATATCAAATAGTAAATTTTAATAAAAAACCCGATAGCTTAATGTTATCGGGTTTTGTTTTTTATTCTAATAATAAAGGCTCTTCAAAAAATTCTAAATCGTTTTTGTGCCTAGTCAATCCTTTATAAACCAAATCGTTTACCATAGCTTTGTTAATTTTATCAGCTATTAAAGTAATAGCCTTTACCGTTTCAAAGTCTAAATTACCGCGTCTTACATCCATTAAAGAACCGCATAACATCTTTACTAAATCGCTTGAAGTTTTTACCTCAAAGTCTAAATTTCTCTTTGCTTCCATAATTAATTATTTAATTGTTTTAATTCTCTTTTTAATAATATTGTTAATTTTTTAATATCCATCATTTCTTGGGTGATTTCTAAACCTTTGTTTTTTAAGCTTCGTTTTATAGATAGTCTTAAAACAAAATCAGGTAGTAAATTATATTTTTCTTTAAGTTCTTCCTTGTTATTAAAACGATATTGTTTTTGATAAATGGATTGTTCTTCCTTGTTATTAAAACGATATTGTTTTTTTTGTTTTGCTATTTCTTGCTTATTTTCTAAGCCATATTGTTTTGCTTTTTTTAATATTTCCTCCTTGTTATCTAGGTAATATTGTTTTTTTTGTTTTGCTAGTCCTTCCTTGTTATCTAACCGATATTGTTTTTGGTAAATGGCTTCTTTTTCTTTAGTAGTCATAATATTTGTTTTTTGGTTTCTACAAAGATATAACTATTATTTAATTAAACAATACTTTTATGTAAATCTTTTTATGTTACAATTTAACATTAATTACGTTTATAAATTATGAAGACATACGAGGCTTTTTATAATCCCGAAGAAAATAAAGGAGTTTTTGCGGTTTCGCTTGTACTTAATCCAGCGATGGAGGGCGACTTCATAGCCTTAAAAGCGCAGTCTTTGCAACTTAAAGAAATAGATAGCGAACAACGCATTTTGGTTGGTTTAGTACTAGAGCCAAACAAGCCAATTTATCGCAATCAAAACGGCGAAGAGTTCAATATAACATTTTCAGAAAATACCATTAAAGAATTATCTTACGGTTTCTTTAAAAATAACCACCAAAAAAACAGCACAATAGAACACGATGAGAGCCAAAAAATCGAAGGTGTTACCTTTGTTGAAAGTTGGATAGTAGAAGATAGCAAAAATGATAAATCAAACGCGTTAGGGTTAAGCTATCCTAAAGGTAGTTGGATTGCAACTATGAAAGTTGACAACGATAATGTTTGGAGTGAGTTTGTTAAGACGGGCAAAGTAAAAGGTTTTAGTATTGACGCAATGCTATCACTAGAAGAAGTAAATTTAAAATCAGAAATAAATATGAGTGTAGAAATAATTGAGATGTTGAAAAACCTACCTACTAGTATTGCTTTGGCATTAAAGCCTAAAGTAGATATTAAGTTGGGTAGTGTAAAAAGCGCTGACGGTTCGGTGGTTATCGAATACGAGGGCGATATGATGATGGAAGGCGGTGCAGTTTTCGTAGTTGCAGAAGATGGTACACAAGTTCCTTTACCAGTTGGAGATTACGAGTTGGAAGATGGTATGATTTTATCAGTTACAGAAGAAGGTAAAATTGGTTCGATGAAAGCAATGGAAGCGCCAGCAGCAGAAAATGTAGATGCGCCACTTTCAGAGCCAAATGTTCCAAGTGCAACAGACCAAGCAACGGCGGTTGAAAATGCGATTAAATCGATTATGATTAAATACGCAGAAGAATTTAACGCAAAATTAAAAGCGGTTACAGATGCAAACGTAGTTTTAAAAGCGGAAATAGTTGCTTTAAGTGCGCAACCAGCAACAAAGCCAAAGGTTTCAGTACCAACGCAATTAGGGGCGCAAACAGCATACCAAAAATTTATTGAACACAAAAACAAATTTAATTAAATTTATATAATATGGCAATAGCATACACGGGGGCGGTAATTCCCACAGATTTTAAAGCGGACATTATAGCCGAAATTTTATTCAAAAATGCAACCGTTGAAGATGGTTTGGTAATGTTTGAAACTGGCATTAAAGCTGGTCGCGTAATTACTGAAAATATTAATTCGGTAACAATGCAACCTTGGAGCGTTAACCCAACAGGTTCTGAAGCTGGTAGTATTGGTTTAGAAGATACAACAGTATTCCCTGTAAAAGTTGAGTATATCGACAAATTTACTCCAGACGATTTGCGATCTACTAGATTCAATAGAGATATGGCACCTGGTGCAATTAACGACGTATCCGACGAATTTAACAGATTGGTTTTAAACGGTGTAGCACCTTTAATTTCAAACGATTCAGAAAACAAGTATTGGAATGGTGCTTTAGCATCAACAAAAACGGCAGTAGCTTTACTAACGGCTGGAGCTTTACAAACACAAGTTTCTGCAAATGAAAAAGCGTTAGTTGCTGCAATGCCAACTACATTGTTTGATTCATTAACTACTAAAATAATCTACAACAAAGGTGCAGTAGGTAAAAGAATTAAAGTTGGCGGTACGGTTTTGGATTCTGCAAATATTGGAGCAGAAGTTGGCAAAATTTACAACGCAATTCCTGATGAGGTTTTATCTGGCAACGACAAGCCTTATATTTATGCTTCAAGAAGCGTTAAGAAATTAATTAACAATTTTAACAAAGCGCAAGATTTCAGAGATACTTTCACAGTAGATTTAGCTACTAACAAATATTTTTACTTAGACGTAGAAATTGTATTTGTACCTTTAGCACCTAACGTAATGTTGGCTGGTGTACCTATGAACTTTATGTGGTGTACGGACTTGTTAGATGACTATTCTGACATTCAAATTGCTCCATACCCAGCACCAAGAAAGGATTACTTCTACGACGTTATCTTTACTATTTTTGCTCACGTAGTAAATCAGAAATTCAACGTTTTATACGTATAATTAATAATAGGGCGGTTGAAAATATCGCCCTTTTTTAACACAAAATAATATATGTGCGATATAACGAACGGTCGTAAAAAGCAATGTAAAAATGCGATAGCGGGTACTTCAAAGGTGTATCTATTTAACGACATTGAAAATCCTTTCACAATTTTAAACGGCGTAGCTACGGCAATGAATCCGCTTTTAGTAGACGTATTTCAATATGATTTAATAGGCGATGGAAACATTTTTGCTCAGTCATTAGCATCTGACAGAAACGCTGGTACAACTACAAACACCCAAACATTAACTTTAGTTTTGCCAAAAACAACTAAAGAGGACAACCACCAATTGAATTTATTAGCCTATGGATACCCTAAAGCGGTTGTTCAAGACAAAGCTGGAAACTATCATTTAGTAGGTTTGAAAGAAGGAATTGATTTTTTAGTTGCACCAACTACGGGAGGCGCAAAAGCAGACTTCAACGGTTATAACTTAACAGGTACTTCTATTGAAACAGAATTAGCGCCTTTACTAGATAGCGCGACTATTACAGCATTTTTAGCAGTAGTAAACCCAACGACATAATCTTTTTTTTTATTGTTAAAAACCCGCTAATTTATAACTAGCGGGTTTTTTGCTTTTGTTACAAAATCACTATTTTATCGTTTAATAAATATGAAAATACTTTCGCCTTTAGCGGTCAATCACGAAATAGTTATAATACCTAGAAAGTATATTGACGGCAGTATTTTATTAAGATTACAAAACGAAGAAAATAACGAGTTTTTAGAATATACCACAAATCAATTAACGGTTGACGGTTATATGTATATTGCTTTTAGTCAATCGTTTATAAATAACTCAAATTACCAAATAACAGTATTTGAGGAATCTACAAACGAAATAATTTACAGAGGTAAACTATTTATAACAGACCAGTCAAACGAAACGCAAGAATACAAAATTACTAAAGATATTTTTACTTTTTAATATGAGCGAAATAAAATTAATACAACTAAACAACTACGTTAAACCCGTATTGCAAGAAAATAAATCTAAAAACTGGGTTTTAAACGGCGTTAACAATAGTTTTTACCAATACATTATAGATAGGTTTAATGGAAGCGTAACAAACCATTCTATTATAACAGCATACACTCATTTAATTTACGGACAAGGGTTGTTTGCAAAAAATGCAAGTAGCAAGCCAACTGAATGGGCGAATTTCAAAACCATATTAAATAGCAAAGATTTACGTAAAATAGTTAGTGACTTTCAACTATTCGGAGAGGCTAGCGTACAAGTTATTAAATCAAAAGACCGTAAAAAAGTAACGGGTATATTTCATTTGCCTAAGCAGTATGTAGTTCCTAGTTTAGAAAACGAGGAGGGCGAAATTGAACACTATTTTTATAATAAGGATTGGACTAAACCAAAATTAGCTGAGCAATTTAGCGCTTTTGGTACCTCTAACGATGAATCGGAAATATACTGCATCAAACCTTACTCAGCGGGTAAAAATTACTTCTCAGATCCAAGTTACTTGCCCGCATTACAATTTGCAAACATAGAGGAGGAAATTAGTAACTTTTATAATAACTTTTTACTGAACGGATTATCAGCTGGTTATCTTATAAACGTGCCAGACGGTCAAACGTTAACGGCAGAAGAAAAGGATAGTTTCGAGCGTCAAATAAAAGCTAAATTAACGGGTTCGCCTAACGCTGGTAAATTTGTTTTAAATTTTGCTAGTAAAGATTCAGAAATTACTATTACGGCGTTTCCTGTAAACGAATCTATGCATAAGCAATGGGAGTTTTTAAGCAATGAGGCACGCCAACAAATAATGACGGGGCATTTTTTAACTTCTCCAATGTTAGCGGGAATTAAAGATAATACGGGTTTAGGTAATAACGCAAACGAACTTGACGAAGCGGAATCACAGCTTTTAAAGCGCGTTATTGCGCCAAAACAATTTCCGATTATAGAAGCTATTGATGAGATAATTTCATTTAATAATATGGCATTTGATTTTTATTTCAAACCACTTTCAGAGGTGCAAGATACTGCAATGCCAACTCAACTAAGCGAAGAAAAAAAAAAGTCAACACTAGATGAGATTTTAGATAGTTTAGAAAGCGATTTGCAAGGTTATGATTTAGTAGATAGTAGAAAAGTTGAGTATGAGGACGAAGACGAACTAGACAAGATTATAGCGGGTCATAACATACAATTTGCAAGCACTGGAACGGCAAACCCTAACGCAAAAGATACAACTACAAACCCAAAGCAAGATGGTAAGCTATTTAAGAGCCGTTACAGATATAGTAGTGGTTTGAATGCAAATAGTAGAGAGTTTTGCAGTAAAATGGTAGGGGCAAACAAGCTATATCGCAAGCAAGACATAGACAGAATGAGTAAATCGTCTGTTAACTCGGGTTGGGGAGCAAAAGGTGCTGATAATTACGATATTTGGCTTTATAAAGGCGGTGGAGGCTGCCATCATTCTTGGATTCGGGAAACTTATAGGCTAAAATCAGACGTAAATAGCCCTTTAGCAGAGAAAATAACGCCAGCACAAGCAAGAAAAGAGGGCGAAATATTGCCAGCAAATGATAAATTAGTTTATACAGCGCCAAAAGATATGCCTTTCAATGGATTTTTGCCATCAAATAAAAGATTTAACTAGAAATTATGCCTATAACACTATTAATTAGACCTTCAGAAATAACAGAATTTACTCCTTTAGGCGGTAATATTGACGTTGATAAGATAAAACCCGTAATTTTAGATGTTCAAATTTCAGTAATTGAGCCTTTACTAGGAACGCCTCTATACAATAGACTATTAACAGACTTTACAAACAACAATTTAGCGAATGATTACCTTGTTTTATACGAAGATTATCTCAAACCTATACTTAGACATCAAATATTTGCGGAATACGTTGAAATCGCAAGTTACAGCGTTGATAACGGGGGCATATTTAAGCATCAACCAAGTGATAGTCAGATAGTAGATAAAAGCGAGGTACAATATTTAGCGCAAACGCAAAGAACTAAGGCGCAAATGTATCTAGCAAGAGCGCAAAAGTTTCTTATTTATAAGAATATACCAGAGTATTTGCAATATATTGACTTGGATAATAAGGTAGATAAAATTAGACTAACGGGCGGTTGGCTAATGAGCGGCACAAGAAATCAAGATATAAGACGCGACAGACTAGACAGAAGATTTTACGATGAAAGAAATTACTAACGGACGAAATAAGCAATGCAAAAATTCAATTGGTGGTGTTAAGTCTGTTTATTTAGCGCCTTACAAAAAAGTAACGCGTTCAAACATAGCTTATGATGGTGTGGAGTTAACTGGTTTTCCTCAAACGTTTATTTATAAGTTTGAAATGCTTGGTGCAAGTACTTTCTCGCAATCGCAACAAATTACAGACGGTGGTAAGTCTTATAATCAAAGTTTATCTTTGAATTTTAGTAAAATAAGTGCGTTTGATAATGTTAATTTTAGCAAACTTTTAAAGAAAGATTATTTTATAGTAGTTGAAGATTATAACGACAACTTTTTTTTAATGGGTTTTAGAAACGGAGTAGAAAGTGAAACTTTAACAATAACCACAAACCAAACTTATAACATTTCATTTAGTGGGCAAGAAGAAAACATTGCACCTTTTTGTAATAATTTAATAAATACAAGTTTGATAATTTTTGACGGATTTAACTATATTTTTAACGATAGTACAAACTATATTTTCCAAAACGATAACAATTATATTTTTCAATAGATGGCTTTAATAGATAAAAAATTAACCGAACTAACAGAGATTTTAAGCGTACCTGACAACGCATTTATACACGTTGTTGACCCTAACGATGTTTCGCAAAGTCCTCAAGGCTCTAGCTATAAGGCTAAAAAGTCAACAATTGGCGGTGCGGTTAAAGCACAAGTTACAGTAAGTGGAACTGTTAAGGTAGATTCAAACAATTCAGATCCAATTGTGTATTTAAAAAGCAAGGTTGATGCTTTGTTGGCTGAAAAGCAAAATACTTTAGTAAATACGGTAAACATAGCTAGTATTAACGGTCAAAACTTATTAAATGGTGGTAATATTGAAATTTCAAGTTCGGGCGGTGTTATTGATTCCGAAGTTATAGAAAACAGCACAAACGCAGTAAGTGGCGGTGGTGTTTATGATTTTGTTCAACCAATTTTAGAAAAAGAAGTTCCAATAATAACAGATTCTTTTACCATTTTAGATAGTGCAGATTCTAAGAGAAAAAAATTAACATTTGATAATTTAATAAATTACGTTAAGGTGTTTTTTGATCAATCTTTAGCATTATTTAAAACAGCTAATTTTCTAGACCTTACAAGTAGCGCACAAACTCAAATAGATTCCAAGCAAGTAAAGGATAGTCAAATTGAAGTAAACGGCAGTACAAACGTATCCAATGCGTGGAACGGCAAAACTATATTAGTAACCGCAAGTTGCACAATTACAATACCAGCAACTTTATTAGATCAGTTTATGTTTGTCGGCAGAACTCTGGCTGGGGTTACTTTAACAATTGCAATTACCGCTCCTTTTACTTTTGAAACTGCACCAACTACTATAACAGAAAAAAAGACCTTTAGCCTTATAAGAAGAGGTAATACTAATACAATTTTGTTAGATTCTTAATTATGGGAACTTTGAAAAAATACATTTTTGGCAGAGTTAAAGGAGGTGTTTTAGATGCCGATGCACAGGCTTTTATTACAGCCGCATCGATAACAAATACAACGCAACAAAACGCAATTAATAATTTAGTTATAAAATTAAAAAACGATTCTATATGGTCAAAATTCAAAGCCATATATCCAATGATAGGAGGTAATTTATTTTCGCATAAGTTTAATTTAAAAGATCCTAGAGATTTAGATGCAGCACATAGATTAATATTTAATGGTGGTTGGATTCATTCTGCAAATGGTGCATTGCCAAACGGCACTAATGGTTATGCAGATACAAATTGCAATCCAAATTTAGCAGGATTACTTAGAAATAGTATTCATATAAGTTATTATTCACGAACAAACAATATTTCATCAAGTGATAGAGTTCTTATGGGAACTTCTGGAGGAGGAACCCCAAGCAATACTGCTTTAGATATATCTAGTACAAACGGGACTTTGGCTTATAATGAGGCGAATGGATATTCTTTCAATGGCGACAATTCTAGTGTAAGCATAGGACTTTTAATGGTGAATCGAATTGTATCAAATATATTTAATGTTTATCAAAATACTAATGTTAAAAATTTATCAAGTGCTTCTACTGGTGTGAATAATTCAACAATTTTAATTGGATCAAATCGAGGTACAAATCCACAAGTACCCCAGCAATTTTCTAGTTTTCAGTGCGCTTTTTCAACAATTGGCTTTGGTTTAACAGACACCGAACAAAATAATTTTTATAATGCAATTCAAACATTTCAAACATCTTTAGGCAGGCAAGTATAAAATAAAATAAAATTAAACAATGAAATCATTCCTAGAACTCGCAGTACCAAAATTTTCTTTATTAAATATTTTTATTGAAAAGCCTTTAGTAATGCTTTCAACAATTCCTGCAATCGTAGTGGTCAATGTAGTGGTTGACTTCAAGTCAGTGGCTTATATTCTTTTTTGGATGTTTTTGGCAGATTTAGTAACAGGACTTTTTGCCTCTTATTTTGAATGGAAAAAAAGTTTAACGAGAAAAGAAAAATGGTTTTTTGGAAAAGGCGAAGGATTTAGTTCGGATAAATTTAAGAAAATGATATTCAAAGCTATTGCATACATCGGATTGACATTGCTTCTTATAAAATTTCAAAAAACTTTAATGCTTAAAAACTTTAGATACGAAAATTTTTCACATGCCGAATTTGAATTGGCAACCATCGCATTAATCGTTTTTTGCCTAAACGAAGGCTTTTCAATATTTCACGAAAACCTACCAAAATGCGGTTTTAACCTTTGGCATCGAATAAAAAAAATGATTGGTTTTTACAAAGAAGTAAAAAAAGAAATAAACAATTAATTATGGAATTATTTGAAAAATACAAAACGCTTCTTAATTCGTACTATATAAATACGCCTTTACGTTTGGCTCATTTTTTTAGTCAATTAGACCACGAAAGTAATTTGAAACCAATAGCAGAAAACTTAAATTATTCTGCTTCGGGTTTGGGTAAAACTTTCAAAAAGTATTTTCCAACAATTGAAATAGCAAATAAATTCGCAAGACAACCTGAAAAAATTGCAAACAAAGTTTATGCTAGTAGAATGGGTAACGGAAATGAAGCAAGTGGAGATGGCTTTAAGTTTCGTGGAAGAGGTTTTATCCAAATTACAGGTAAGTCAAATTATACCGTTTTATCAAAAGACACAAGAATAGATTTTTTAACTAATCCCGACTTATTATTACAAGAAGCAAATGCGTTAATTTCCGCTTTGTGGTTTTGGCAAAAAAACAAATTAAACGAATACGCAGACAAAGACGATATTATTACCATAACAAAAAGAATCAATGGCGGTTTGAATGGTATTGAAGATAGAAAGTTAAAGTTGATAAAATGGAAAGCTAAAATTAAATAATTATGAAAACAAAATTAATAATACTAATATTTTCTTTCTTTTTATTAAGCTGTTCTTCCTTAAAAAAGAATAAGCAAGAAAGCAAAACCGAAACTAATAAGGTTAAAAATACAGAACAAAACACAACCGAAATTATAAAGGTAGATCAAAAAAAAACGGAAGCAACAGATTCAAAATCGGAAGTAGAAGAAGATGAATTTGAAGTAGAAATTAAACCAGGTGATTCTTTAATTATAGAAAAATTTGACAGCAAAGGTAAAAGCCTTGGTGGTTTAAAATATAAAGGTTCTGGAACACTAAAAAAGAAAAATAAAAAAACTACTACAGCAGAAAGTAAAATAGTGCAAGAGCAAAATAAAATTGATTCTGAATTAAACATAAAATTTAACGAAGAAAAAAAAGTAGCCACAAAAGCCAAAGAAAAAAATAAAGAAGTGGACCGATATGGAATTCCGATTATTATTTATTTTTTAGGATTTTTAATTTTAATCATTGCTGTTATCATTTATAAATATCGAACAAAATGGATACAATTCTTCAAAAGCAACTAAATACAAAGCTGCAAGAATTACTGCTTAAAAAAGCACGAATATTCGCAAACATCGAATCGTTATTCGAAGTAAATGACAAACTATTTACCCAGTTGGGTAAAGTACAGTCAGAAATCATGTTTTTAAAAAAAGAAATAAATTCTTTAATTGTAGTTCCTTTTAGTATTTAAAAGCAAATAATTAACAAATGAAATATTGTTTTTGTTTTTAAATAATTGATTTACAAATAATTATAAATTTATGAATGTTTAGCATTAGTTAAAGTATTAGCAATTTAAATTTTTCTTCTAAATATCGCTATACCAGTCATATCCTTATTTTTTATTGCGTTTGTATTAATTAAAAAGCTAAATTTGCTCCTCAAATTACCGCTTTTTACCTATCAAACGCAAATAAAACACAAATGACATATCATTTTAAATTAAGAATAGAACCAAATAGGAATTCTGTTTTATACCTAAAAATAGCTCATAAAAATGCAAGAAGGCAAAAAGATATTTGGGAATGCAGCAAAAAGCATTTTAATTTAGAAACTGAAATGATTACGGACAAACATCCCGATTATGATATTTTGGCGCCAAAAATTTTGGATATGAAAATCAAAGTTAGAAAATTAATTTTGAACGGCGCAATAGATGTAGATAATCTTATGAACGAATTATTTTCTGAAAGTATGGACAAAATGAAATTTATTGATCATGCTACAAAACTTGTCCAGGAAATGAAAAATACATCTGATAATTTTGCGAAAATTAACGATTTAAGATCGCAAAATAAAATTTTAGGAAACATAAAAACGTACAATGCCGTAATTAACCAGTTTAAAATATTTGCGCCAAATTGCTTTCTTGACACCTTAGAATCAGAAGTTTTATTTCGGTTTAAAAATCACCGACAAAGCATCGGAAATAAAAAAAGTACGGTGCAAATTTATTTAAAAATACTTCAATCAATCTATAACCAGGGAATTCAGAAATATGCCCTTGTAGATAAAAATCCTTTTAAAGGCGTTTGTGCCGGATTATCTTCTAAAAGTTATAATAGCCGAAAAAAGTATATTTCTAAAAGTGATATATATATTTTAGAAACTGCAAATGTTAGTAAAAAACAGCGTTTTTATTTAGATTTTTGGCTATTGTCATTTTACCTTGGAGGATGTGATTTGGTAGATGTTTATTATTTTAAAAAGCATTATATAAAAAAAAATAGAATATTTTTTGAAAGAATAAAAACTAGTACCGAATTGCTTATTGATTTAAAAATACATCCAAAAGCAAAAGCAATTTTTGATAAATATTCTGGCGGAACTGACGAATATTTATTTCCGTTTAAAAAAGATAAAGCTAGTTATATAAGTTTTGGAGTAAATTACAGGCGACACATTGCTGCAGCACAAAGCGAATTAGAAATTGAAATAAAACCGCTTGGCGGAAATTTAGGGGTAAAAGTGGCTCGCCATACCTTTGCTAATATTGCCAAAAATATGTTGGTGGATACTGACGTTATACGTGAATTAATGGGCCATGAAAGAAACGATATTGATAATTATTATAAAGATAAATACCCTGAAAAAATGCGAGATGAAGCGTTATTTAAAATTATAAGTAGTTTTGAATGTGTAGATCGTTCACCATTTATCGAGTAATTGTGCGGTAAACATTTTAGTCAAAAATTCATTTAAGCAAATAAGATTTCTTGCCGATTGGCCATTTTTACGTAGGGTATTATCGGTAGTTCGTAATTCAAAATCTTCTAAAGTATTAAATGTTCCTTCTGTGCGAACAGAACCTAGGTTAATTTGGATATTTTCATCAAAAACAACATTACTTACCTTAATTCTATATTCAGATTCTTTAGATTCTATTTGAAAATTTATCTGAAAATTTGCAAAGGTATATCCGGATAAATTACTGCATCGCAATCTTAAATTATTTGCAGTTCCTGTTGAATCTTCATTTATTTTTAAGGATAAATTATTTCTTAAATCCTTTATTAATTCGCTTGAATTATTTTTGTAAACCTTGGTCCAAATGATCGCATTATTATTTGTTACAGAAAATTCCGCTGGAATTGATTTTTTTTGACTAAAAACAGACATTGAAATAAATAGTATAAAGTAAAATATTTTCATAATAATAAATTTATATGCTAAAATAATCAAAAACTATTTATTCTTTAAAATTAATATTATTTTTTTCCAATATTAATTTAAGTCTAGCAATTTCGTCTTTTAGCTTTATTTGTTCTAATAAACATTTTATTAAAAATTCAGGATTGCTTGTTACATTTAATAATTCTTCATTCTTAGATTCCGAAACAATGTTTTGTGCAGAATTATTATTTAAGTTGGTTCCTATAACCAATTCTTCTAGGTAAATCAAAATTGTATTTAGGGTATTTTCATGTGGGTTTTTTGATTCGCCACTTATAATTTTATCTATCCCTGTTATGCTTAAATTGGTTTTCTTCCCAATATCGTAAGCGGTTAATTCAAATTCTATCACTTTTTTAAGTATAAAATCTAGCTTTTGTTTTTTTGTTAATCCGTACATAATCAGATGTTTATATTTATTATTAATAATTTTTATAAATTTATTGTATAATTATTGTAATTTGTGATATAAAAGTGTTACATTTGTTTCATAGTTCTACACGGAATTATAAAAGCAAATATACAAAAGTTGTGCCACTATGGAAGTAAAAAATCTTAAACAAAGGGATATGAAAACCTTAAACCGAATTATATCGGCTCAAAAGTCTTCACAAATTTTAAAAAGTTTTTTTGATAAAGGTTTTAAAAGTTTTGAAGCTTTAAAATCAATTGTTCAGAATTACTATCCAGAAATTGATGAAAATCGGCTTTATGATTTTTGGCATATTAGAATTTTTGATTCTGAAATTATTGAAGTTTTAGAAAGTGTATTTGACAAACTAAAAATTGAGTAAGATGAAATACCTTCCAACTACCTACGAAATAGCTGCATGGCTTTCTGTAATTATTGGCTTTTTGCTTTTTTGCTTTGATAAAATTTTATTTGCAATTTTTGCTTTGATTTTTTCTGTCGTATTTATGGCAATTGATTATTGCATTTTTATAGCAAGAATTCGTAAAATATTTAAAAAATGAGTGCCGTGCAATACATAAATGTTGCCGATTTTATGCAGCATTTAAAAGATAACAACTTGGTGATTGTTAACCAGGGCGAATTAGAAATGAATAACGAGATAGTTCGTGGTAAATTATTAAGAAGAAAATCATTAACACTTAGCGAAATAATTTCTGCCAAATTTTTTAATGTCACCGATTCTGAAACTTTAAGAAGATGGTGTTTGAACGGAAAGTTTCCTAAAGATACTTTTTACCAAGATAAAAACAAGGTATATCGCATAATGACAGCCCAAATTAAAGCAATGATTTATTAACTACTAATTTTAATACTATGGCAACTTTTATCTTACTTATTCTTATATCGCTTTTTTTAGCCATTATAATTACGGCACTTCTTTTTTTTGGTTACATATTAATTTTAACGTTGGTCGACATTCATGATGCGCAAAAAGAATTAGATAACTATAATGATTCTTTAAATTCTTAATTATGCATCAAAAAAAGTGGACTTTAGAAGAAGATAATTTAGTAAAAAAATATTGGCCAAAAACGCCATTGCAAGAAATGCAAAAATATGTTGTATCCAGAAGTGTCAAAGCAATACGAAGTCGCGCCAATTTGTTAAAAGTAACTAAAGCTGTTGGTTTTGGCAAGCACAAAAAATGGAACCAGGAAGATTTAGATTATTTAAAAATACATTATTCAAACACATTAAATATACAATTGACTACAAAATTTAATTGTAGTTTAAAAAGTTTGTATTGTGCAGCTAATTTGATAAATATAAAAAAAAGTAAAGAACATTTGGCTTTAATTGGGGGAAATATTTTGAAAATGCAAGGTATTAAAACCCGATTTAAGAAAGGTCATGTACCCATGAATAAAGATAAAAAACAATGGGAATATATGACTGCCGATCAAATTAAAAGATCTGCAAAAACACAATTCAAAAAAGGAATAATTCCGCACAATACCGTTGCAATTGGTTTTAAAAGAGTAACTGCAGAAGGGTATTTAGAAGTTAAGATTGGCGATTTTGAAAATAGTACTGATAATTTTCAATTAAAACACAGAATGATTTACGAGCGCCAATACGGACCAATTCCTGCTAAACACCAGGTGCGATTTAAAGACGGTAATAAATTTAATTTTAAAATATCAAATCTAATATTGGTATCGCGACAAGATAGTTTGAAAATTAATATTATGAGCGATGTTGGTATTGTAAAGCGGTTTTTAAAAGTAAAAGATCCGGTGCAAATTAAAGAAGTCATTGATCAACTGCCGTATGTCATCGAGCTAAAAAGAAAATCCCTACAATTAAACCATAAAATTAAAAATCATGAAGGAAACAATTAATTTATTTGAAGAATCAAAGTTTTTCTGGAAGTCTAATCTTTATATAGTAAAATCGGCAAAAATTGTAAATCAAAAAGCGGTTATAGTTACTGATAAAAAAAGTTTTGTTTATTTCGAGAACGAGTACCAAGAGTTTTTTAAAGAAGTTTCGGCATCTATCGTGAGAACAAAAAATGCAATATCCGAAAATATAAAAAATTTTCCAATTGTACAAAAACCCGAAGAACAAGTTCACCAGGCTATCGTTGTTAATTTAAACAACAGAGCAACCCGTATGGCAGATAAGTTAGAAGAAATTTTTAATTTATTGTCTGAATCTGGATCAAACGATATAGATATAAAAAAAGCCGATGCAATGGTAAAATTGAGTAATGCGGTTGTAGCATCAGAGTTGGTTAGATTTAAATATTTAAATATCAAATAATGCAGCCAAACTATTATGCAGTTATTCCTGCGTCTGTAAGATACGATGTTAATTTAAATCCTAATGCGAAATTGCTTTATGGTGAAATATCTGCATTGTGTACATCAGAGGGTTATTGCTGGTCAGAAAATAGTTATTTCGCAGATTTGTACAACGTTAATGTTTGGACCATTTCTAGATGGATTTCTTTACTAGAAAAATGCAATCATATTAGGACTCAATTAGATAAAAAAAATGGAAATACTCGTAAAATATTCTTAGTTCAAAACATCAAAATACCTATTGCGAAAAAGCGCAATACCTATTGCGGAAAAACACAAGAGGTATTGTCAAAAAACGCAACACCTATTGCGGAAAAACGCACGTCAATATATGAGAGTATTACAATTAATAATACAATTAATAAAGAAAGAGATTCACTTTCTTTTTTTAAAGAAAATTTTCCATCTCAATTTGATGTTTTAATGATGCAATATAAAAAGCAAATTAAAACTTGGGATGCTTTTGTAGAAAGTTTTGAAGCAACAGTTGAGCAAGAAGGTTTGGCATACGAACAACATGTAATTTCTGGCAGATTTAAAAAGTATGCAGGCAACTGGATTAGAAACCAGGATAAGTTTGAAAGTCCAAAAAACAATTTTAATGCAGATGTTGTTCCTGCATATATGAAAAAAAACATATCGTAAATGGAAACAATTAAAAATTTAAGTCAGAAAAATAATGATAGGTCATCAATTATTAGCTTAGAAAAAGGAAAACTTCCGCCGCAAGCAATTGACTTAGAAGAAGCAGTTTTGGGTGCGCTTATGATAGATACGCAAAGCATTGATGAATGTTTAATGATTATAAAAGATTCAGATGTCTTTTACAAAGATTCACATAAGCTAATATTTGAAGCTATTAAAAGTTTAAAATTAGCCAACGAAAACGTGGATTTGTTAACAGTTTCCTATAAATTAAAAACTACAAATAATCTTGAAAGAATTGGCGGAGATTATTATTTGGTCCAACTAACACAAAAAGTTGCATCTAGTTCTCATATAGAATTTCATAGTAGAATTTTATTGCAACAATGGGTTAAACGCAAAATGATAAAAAGCGCATCTCAAGTTATTGAAAACGCCTACGATGCAGATTCAGACATTTTTGATTTAATTGATTTACAAAGTAAAAACTTAGATCAGATCAACGAACAAATATTATCTGGAACAACCGACTTAACAATGTTGGAAGCTTTAAAACTTATTCATAAACGAATTGAAGTTTTAAGTTCTAAAAGCGAATATGAACTTTCTGGATGTTATACCGGATTTAAAAAAGTAGACTTAGTTACAAACGGTTTTCAAGATGGTGATTTGATTGTAATTGCAGCAAGACCAGGAATGGGGAAAACTTCTTTGGTAATGAAAACTTTGTTAGAAAATGTTAAGCATGGAATACCTACAGGATTTATTAGTTGCGAAATGAGCACACAGCAACTTATAACTAGGATGGTTGCGTGCAATAGTCATTTTCATTTAAACCAATTGTTTAGAACAGGATTTGAAAAAACAGAATATTTTAATCAGTTTAGAAATCTAAAGCAAGAAATGGAAATACTTCCTGCATATTTTGATGACGTTTCTATAGATATTCAAGATGTTTCTGCTAAAATTAGATTATGGAAAAGAAAGTTAGGAATTAAGATTGTTATCATTGATTACCTGCAGTTAATGAGCTGTAAATCATTAGGTAAAAATTTAATTAGAGAACAAGAAATTTCAACCATAACAAGAACATTAAAAAGATTGGCAAAGGAATTGAAAATACCTATTGTATTGCTTTCACAACTAAGTCGTGATGTAGAATCTCGTGGTTCAAGCAAACGTCCAATGTTAAAAGATTTGCGCGAATCTGGCGCAATTGAACAAGATGCAGACATGGTTGCCTTTATATATCGTGCAAGTTATTATGGTTTAGAAGATGATGAAGATATGCTTGCTATTGGTGCTAATGCTGAATTTATAATTGCTAAACATCGTAATGGATCTCTAGATAGAAAAGGGTTGTTCTTTGATGAAAATAAAACAAAATTCATGGATCCAGAAGACTTAATTCAACAAAACATTATTGATAATGAAATGATCAATTGCATTGATGAACTGCCAAAAATTAATCCTAACGATGCTTTTGAAAGTAATCCTGAAAATAATGATTTTAATACTTTTTAATATGGCAAAAGCTCCTGAAAAAATAACAAGAAACTATGTGGCAGAACGAATTGCATTTGAAAGACCAATTGACTTCACATGGTTCTATAATCAAAGAAGATGGCGCAAGGTTTCGATTGCGTATCGAATTAAGAATCCTTTATGTGAATGCAAAGAATGTATCATAAGTGAACAAGTAAAGCCAGCCGAAGTTTGCGATCATATCAAAGGATTGAAATTCCTTTTAGATAATAATTTGGATGCATACGATTACAATGAGTTACAATCTATGAGCAAAGAATGCCACAATAAAAAATCTGGTTCAGAAAGGGGATATGGGGTAAAATCACTAGTTAGAAAATAGGGTGTACATCGCTGATTAGTTAGGATTTTACTAAGTAAAATAAATAGGTAAGGGGGGTTAAGTGTTTTTAAATTAGTTAATTATGAAAAATAATAGTCATTTATCGGTTGTAGTAGGAGAAGGAAATTCACAAAATAAAAATCTTTATCCAATCCTTAAAAAATTGCCATCACCAATGAAAAAAATGAATCTTACAAAAGATCAGAATTATTGGTATAACTATTACGGTCAATTGCTAGTAGATAGCAATAAATTAACCGCTCCAGATTTACTTCACTTGCATCAATTATCTAGAAGCGTTACCTATTTGCTTGAAGCCGAATCAAAAATTGCAGAAAAAGGATATAATGGTGGGTTAGTGCAAACCTTTACTTCTGGTGCATCCAATGTTTCTGGTCATGTAACATTGCGCGAAAAAATGCTTAAAGAAATTGATAATTATTCCAAACATTTTGGATTTAGTTTCAAAGATCGCATGAAGCTTAATGAAACTTCTGGTCCGGTAAATCAATATTCACTTTGGGAACTAGAAAAGATGCAGCAGTCCAGTTAAAATACCTAGTAGTTTTTTAATCGAAACTCCTAATGCTAAAACTTCGGCTGCAAAAACATGAAAAGAAATATTTTGATGCTTTTTTCTACTATATCTAAGTTCTGAATTTTCACAATATTTTAAAAGTAACCAATAGGCAGGTATTTCATATAGGTAACGTAAATCATACCATGTGTATGGATAAAGTTTAATTTTTTCTCCAACAAAAGTATAACCCGAATTAATTTTAGATAAAGCTTTTTCAAAAGTCATAAAATCAATTTGATAATACATTTCTTCTGGTTTGCTTAAATGTCCACAAACAGTAAGCACTCTAACAATTGAAGTAGATTTTTTCATAAGTATTTTTTAAAATTAGGTATTTAAAATTTATGCTAATTGAACTATACTATTTCTGCAGCTATTTTTAACAAGATAAAAATCATTGCTTTAACAAAGATAAATCTATTGATTGGATAAGTGCTAAAAAAAGATGCCGGTACAAATTACAATCTAAATAAAATAATCTCACATAACGTTGTTGCGGCTTTATTTCAGTTGCGAAGTTCGTACCCGAGATTTTTCCGACACAACAAAACGTATTGCGATACGTGAACGTGATTAAACTACAAAATTCGCAATTGAATAAAACCGCTGTTAGTGGCTGGGCGGTTTATCAGCACTAAATTAAATTTAAAAACAAAATGGACGAAAAAGTAAAAGAAATGTTTGATAGACTTTTAAAAAGAAAAGAATGTTATTTAGAACTAAAAAAAACA